TGGTTGCACAGCCATTGACAAACGATCTGTTCCCTGAAACACATTACCATCATTTGCATATTTGCCAAGAATATACAGATTTAATTTTTCTGAATACATAGCATCAAGAAGTTTTTGTGGCTTGCAGATCTTCCAATCGTCAGCCATCGAAATCAACTTGAACATCAGAGTGGTCTTGCCGCAACAAGGTTCTCCTCCAATTGCTATGATTTTTGTCACAAATCACCTCTTTTATTTTTCCATGTTATATTTAAAGAATCTTTTATTTTTTGTATGGATTGTGGGCTATGTTTTTTACCACCAAATCCTACATGATTTTCTTTTTTCTTTTGCATAAGTATAGGGTCGTTATTTGGATTATTAGTCAGCCATCTGTTTCTGGCTATACTTTTTTGTTTTTCTGATGCTTTTTGAACGCCAATTTTACCTTTATTCCAAGGCACCAAACCTTTCTGGAAAGAACCTTTATTTGCTGGTCTGCCTTTTGTATTTGGCTGCACTTCATTCAATATTGCTTTGTTATCAGTTCTGTTTAGCCATAACTCGGGAGATTCCAAAACCTTCATCCTTCTCAAAACTTTCGACTCCCAATCAACTGCCTTCTGTCTATCAGTAAATGTTTTTCTGATTTGGAATTCAAAAGAATCATCTCCATATTGTTCACGCAATTCTGGTATCTTTTTCTTCGAAGAAGTGAAATAGGTTTTCCAAAATTCGCCTGGATGACATCCTTCCGCAAACCTAACCCCATAGTAGAAGGTATTTGTTGGAATATGTTTGAGTAGATATGTGTAATAAATAGACATGCTGGTGCTCCTCTTTAGCATTAGAGCAGGTGGATATCCCCATATCGCGACCTGCACTTCTATTTATACAAATTCTTGTTCTTACCATAACGCCTCCAAACCTTCCTTCACTGGTTGATCATCATCGAACATCCAGTCCATTCTTTCTATTCTACCTGTTCTTAGGAAATAAGTAAACTTTTCAGGTTTAATATTTTGGCGTTGTGCAAGAGTAAGTTCAAGTGTTTCGTTTCTTGCTTGCCATAAAACATTCCATTGTATGCCAGCCCAATTATCACCTTCTGCCTTTTCAATTTCTTCAGACTGGCGATCGAGATAGTAGCCAAGATAACGCCCATGATGTTCACGAAAGATTTTCTTAAACGAACAAAGGCAAGTTTCCATCGTGAAGAAATCAATCTGATTCTTTAAACCAGGGAATCTTCCTCTTGTTTCTTCAAGAATGTCTTTCGCTTTACTTTCAAGGTCATCGCATTCTGCAGCAGTAAGTTTTGAATCGTACTTGTCATCTTCGCCGAGGGCAAGATGCAAGCCATTACGATGTGAGCGAGACCCAGAATAATCGTCAAGCATGAGAGAAGTAGGTATGCAGTTAATGCCAGCAGTATGAGCGAGATGCTGCATATAAAACCAAGTGGAATAGCGACCAAATTTGTGAAGAGAGTTTTTAAGATTATTCCAAAGGTTGTTGAAAGATTGTTGTTCGTTGTCGCCATAATATTTTTCTAAAACCTCACGTTGAGTTTTCTTGCCAATAAATTTTTGATAAGATTCGAACATGGCTGGCAAGTGACCTTTGTTCCACTTTGTGTCTGTTTGATATCTCAATCTTTTGTAATTTTGATTATTCCACCAACTGATACGATCCACAGTGGCAAGTTCATAATCTGGGAATTCGCTTTTCAGAACCCATGCAGTTGGCAATTGGTAGGTGTTACCATATAGCCATGCAAGCCAGAGCCTTTCTTCGTCATTGTGTTCGTATCGCTGGTGGAGATAATTTGTCATCCACACCGCTGGATCGCAGTCGCCATATTTCAGCGACCACGCATACCAGCGGATGAATTGTTCACGCCTTTGATTGTTTAGCATCAACAAAAGAATCCAGTACAAGAACTTTGCATTTTAATTTATCATTCATTCGCTTCATGGCAGCATTCAATTTTTCTTCAGAACCACCAGTCTTTTTCCAAAGATTATACTCATTCAGAGTACGATGACTTACAACCATGATCGCATTCCAAGTATCGATTTCGCCAGCCTTATTAGCCACAGCCCCGATGCCAGCATTATAACACGAACCAGATGTAATACTAATCACCGCATGCCCAGGGTTTTCTTCAGCAAGTTTGTCGGTGATCGCTTTCAGCTCACGTTTTGAGTATAACTTGAAGTTACGGTTTTTCATAGCCTCAAGAGTTTCAATGTGATCTTTTACAGAATCAATACTCTTGACAATTTGTTTTTTAGACCAAAACTTACCATAAGCATCAACGAATGCCTCTTTGAATTTATCTGTGCCAATGGTCAAATGATCATGCGAATTTGTGAATCGCATAATGGCTTGTTTTAGATCATCCTTACTATTCGGCTTCTTTATCTTTTCTTCATGATTCATCATGTAGCCAAAATAATCAATATTCTCTTGTTTGAACTTAAATTCAGAATAATTGATATAGATGACAGGAATCTCGAGCCAACCAGCATCATGCGCAGCATCAATTGTATGATTGCCGTCGATGATTTCTTTATATCCATTTTCATGGACGCAAACAATCACAGGTGAAACATTTTTGCGCGCAGTGCCAGGATCGTCTTTCATGCGCTCAACAATGGCTTCTTTATGCTCGTGTTCGATAACATTCAATCGAACTTGATTGCGCGGAAGTTTGAAAATCTCTTTGACTTTTTCAGCAGGATGAATCTGATACTTTCTTGCCTTCACATGAGTGCAGAGAAGCTCCATTTCATCTTTGTTGATTCTGCTTTTCGCAGTCGTATAAACTGGATCGGTTCCAGCAATCCAATCAAGACCAACTTTCTTAATTTCGTCATTCAGATTTGAGAAATTTTTGACGCAACCCTCACCACCACCAACTGATTGATTATAGAATTGATCATTTTTGTGCGCGCTCACAGACTTCAACAAGAAGTTTTCGAGAGTAATTGCGACAGATTGCTTTCCGCGATATAGAATACTGCGCTTCAACAAACCATAAGACCAAGCAAGATTGGCTTCTTCGTTCTCAGAAGAGAACACATAACCATCGTGAATCTCATTGGTTTTATGATAGCCAATGTACATCTTGCCGTTTTCGATATTGCGCCATCCATAGGTAATCGCGTCATATCGTTTTTTCATTTTTTGAGCCATATATTTTTCAATAACAATTTCGATACTATTATTATACTATAGCAAGAATTAACAAACAACAGAAAATATTCTTTCTGGATCAATACACTTGCACACACCCACCTTTGCCCTTTTTGTACACTGCTGCATGTATTACAGGATCGGTCAGGTCGTAGATTCCATCACCGAAATTCTTACCATTAATCTTGAACATACTCAGAGAGCATCCACTTTTCTGTTTTCCCAAGAATTTAAATCCCATGGATTCATAGAAAATCACAGCATCAGGCTCGGCTGAAACTCGAAAGTAACTGGTGCCAAGACCCTGCGCTCTCTCTAGAGAGTCTTGAGTCAATAATCTTGCGATTCCCTTGCGTCGATGTTTAGCAAAAGTATGAAGCAATTGTAGATTGAATACATATGGAATGCGTTTTGAGCGAGTGGTGATAATCGCGCCAGCCAATTCTCCGCCACCCCAACATCCAATACAGTATTGCCATTGTTCCTGCATGTCTGCCTTCGCCACAAAAGTCTTGGCAAAAGAGTCTGCTTTGTTTTCAGTTATATGCGCGACAAATTCATCGCGACTTGTTTCACGCAACTTCATGGAACTCGCGTTTCTTTTCTCCGCGTTCCTTTGGATACTTGGTTTGCTGCCATCCATGATACTCATCTAAATTCCATTTAAATGGTGGGAACTTATAATCATATTCAGATAGAATTTTACGAACAGAAGGTCCGCCATTTAATGCTGAGTCAATAAATCTTTCAACAAAGTGAAACTGTGATTCCATTTCTTCGCGATTAATTGTAGAACGAAAGCAGCGAAACTCAATCGTGCCAGTATGCTTCATGCAGTAAGTATTGATTGCGTATCTAAAAGGTCGACCCATTGATACGCCATCCTTGCCTGCAGCATGGAGTTTGATAAAGTGATTGAAGTCAGTCGCAAGTTCATTAATATTGTCGCACATATACTCAGGCATTGGTCGACCACCATCAAACTTTAGATACATCTTTGCGCCTTCGCACTGCTTCATCTCAGATGTTTCATGAAACTGATAACATGCTTCAATAGTATCCTCTTGATTATCTTGAATGTATCCAATCAATCTCTTTAATCCAACAATGTCATCTTTCAATCCTGGAACAAAGACATGAATGTGTCCGTGATTCACACAAGAGGCAGAAGGATTATTACCATAATCAATAAACATTTCTTTTAGTTGTATGATTCGATCTACTTGCTCTTGCCAAGTTTTAGTAGGCATCATATTGACTTCGCCGCCAAAGGGTGGCTCTGTGCCGAGTGGATCACA